CTTGGATGATTTCTTTGTCATTTTCTTACCTGTCTTTTTTGCATATGCTTTAGCTTTCTTTTCGCCAGCCTTTGAATATGCAAATGATTTATTTCCTACTTTTGGCATTTATTTCTCCTTGTTATTATTTCTTTTTTTTGTATTTACTTTTCTTTTTTTGCACCTGCTCAGGTTGTTCTTTTTTTTGTTCAGGTTGTTCTGTTTTTATTTCTTGAGGTGTTTTCACATACTTAGACATAGTAATCATTATACCTTATTAGCAATCCCATTTTCTTAACGCCAAAGCCTTACGAGTTGGTCTACCCTTTTTATCCTTCATTGGGCCTGGCATTCCACCCATGCGCGCACAGAATGACTTCCTTCTTGCGGCGGCTTTCGGTGACTTCTTTGCCTGCTTGGCGGACACCGGCGGCTTTAGTGTTCCACCAGTCTGAGCCTTGTACGATGCACGCCCCTTGGCATTCAGTCCGCCCTTAGGATTCTTTCCCTCTTTGCGCTGCCATGCTGCAGACTTTTTAGCCACGACGTTTCTCCTTTTTAATTCCTTTTATTTTTTTCTTAGTTTTTTTCTGCGAAGATTCAATTCCTTTAGTGGAATTATTTGTACCCATCCTTGGTCCACTTATGTAAATTGATTTTTGAATGTTCATTATTCTTTTCTCTTATCAAGCTTTTCTAAGAAATCAAACACAGCAAGCCAGACACACCAAACTAATGCCCAGAATCTATCAAGCATGTGGTAGTTTAGTCTACTTGACTAGCGTCGCCGCCACCACCGCTGCTCTTCTTGCTGCTTGGCTTCTTCTTACTTGGGGTTGTACCGCTTTTTGCGGGGCGTCCCTTTTTCTTTATCTCATCCACAGCCTTAACAACTTCCTTGTGAATTTCTTTTTCAGCGTTGTCCACAATCTTTACAACCTCATCGGCTTTAGCGAGTAGATCTTTGATTGCAGCATCCTGTGCTTTAGCTACGATTGGATTGCTCTGTTTTGGAACAGAATTTAATAACAATTTCTTTAATTTTTCTACTAACTTTTTAAACATTTTAACCTCTCGTTTGGACTTATGTTAACTACATTATACCTGTATAATAGTAACTAATCAAGTTTTAAACTTACTTTGTTTGTTGAGATTCTTTAATAAGGGTATATCTTTCTCCCGTCTCTTTTGAGACCAGAGAAAACCCATACGCCGCAGCCTCTTTAACTGCTTCCGCAAAAGCTTCTTTGTCTTGCGGATTGATGTTATTTAGTGGTATTGTTATACCCGCATAAACATCGACATTTTCGAAGTTTCCAATATTAATTTTTCTGTTAACACCACATATAAAAATTGGGTCGCTAGACAGGCTTATCTCTCCAGTTAAAGAAGAAACCACTTGATCTATTGGCGAACCAGATGATTCTTCATGTGCATTTTTGGTTATTTTAGGCATTTGTTTCCTCCAGTATATTTTGAATTATTTGCATTGTTGCAGAAGTTTGTTGCTCTAGGGTCATACCCTCTGTGATTATAGCACACGTGCTAATATTTTTAATATTATCTATTTGATTTTCTGTTGGGTGAGAGCTGTGCTCTTCAGACATTAACTGGCCATCTCTTTTGAGCAGTCTTAAATTTAAAGTTTCTTGAGACGCTTCAAAACAAATAACAATTCCATTCGGCTGCTTCAGTATTGATTCAGCTTCATTAACAAGTCTAACATCCGACACAATCATGCAGAAAGGGTTAATGTATTCTTCTGGAATATCGTTTATAGACTTTTGGTATTCTCTGTATGATCTAACAGATTTCATGATTGCCCATTCGGCAAAAGCATTGGGCCTATGTGCCCTACAGATATCTCCAGCTTTTTGTAAAAATGTTCTTGGCTTTACATCTCCTAGGTCTATGGGCATTGACTCTATCTCTTGAACCATTTTGACCAAGTCTAGGTAATCGGGCACCAAACCAATTGGTGAACCCCCATATAGCTCATATAGAACCTCATGCAGAGCGTACATTTTTCTGGACTTTGAATTTATTCCAAGTATACTTTTCTTGATAGAAGCCATTTCATATAACGGAAGTGCGTAAAAAATATGATCCCACTTAATTCCACTTTTTTGCGCTTCAATTGCACCCTTGGGAACTAACTGTTCGGCAACACTTGTTTTTCCACTGCCTGCCTTACCGGCTAAACCCAATATGATTGGCTGATCCTTGACAAAAGTATTTCTTCCATTTACCATGTGTATTGAGTGGCTATTATTTTCCATAAGTTTCATAAGTTCCTATAGTATATCAGGCTTTGTGATTGATTGCTTTTTATTTCTAAGTTGATCTAAAAATTGATTTGACAATTTGTCTGGTTCCCATACAAATTTCCTTGGCACCTGAATAAGTCTAAATCTATACTCAGATTTTATTTCCTCTACCGTCATCAACAGTGGTATAAGAGCTTGATTTTTGCATATCCATTTACCATTTATTTGATTAGCAACAACTGCAGAATCGGTATAGATAATTGGATCTATAAAATCTGACATAGAACATATGAGCAGGCCAGTTATAACCGCCTCATACTCCGCTTCATTATTAGTTCTCCTACCAAGACCTCGAGCAAATTGTGCAACTTTCTTTTTATTTTTATAAACAACTGCAGCGCACGCAGATTCACCATACTTTTTTTGACCCTGTCCTCTTGAGGCACCGTCGCAAAAAACTTCAATATTCATCAATCAACCTTAACGCCAAACGAAATGCCCAACTGCTTTGCTCTATTTTTAATTCTTTGCTGTTGACTTTTTGTTGAAGCTATATAAGTGGTAGCCAACGAATATCTTTCTCCCTTATATTCAACTTGAACTGGAAAATCTAATTTTTCTCTTTTGGAAGAATAAAATTCTTTCGAATCAGAAGAAACAGATTTATAATGACCTATATACATATCATATCCTTTCTAAAAAGTTGAGAAATCGTTCTCTGAAAAGAAACCTTTTTCTCCTCTTGCTGCAGCAACCTGCATGGACTGAACCTTGTCCATAAGCTTTCTCGCAGATTCCGAAGAGATTCTTGCCGCAAGCTCCATTGATTCTGCCAACTGAACAATCGCTTCAACTGCCGATAAAGCCATGTATTGTTCGTCAGCTGCAGCTGCCGCAGCAGCTTCTCTTTCCGCCTCGTTTTTACCCACTCTATTGGCCTTATATATTCTCTTGTATTGAGCTTCCAATAACTTATATTGTGCTCTAGCAATTCCGGCGAATCGAGCTGCTCTTCCATATACGTTCGAAGATCTTGCAACCAGCGAGGCAATATCAGAAATAGTCAGATCAACATAGTTGGTGTCCGGTATTTCAACGTAATATTTTTCAGTCTCTTCCTTGGAAGAAAATGCCTGTAGCAGTTCCTCTAGTTGAGGATTTAAAAATTCACTTAATTTATTTAAGATTTCTTTTGCGGGCAGTTGAGCCATCTTCTTCTTCTTCCTCTTCTAGTCCTGATATTAGTAAATATTCTTCCATTCCATCTGCCTTCAGTATATCTTTCAATTTGTCTTTTACCTTAGATATATGTTCTCTCACCGTATTCGGATGTTCGGTAATCTTCAGAGCTATTTCAGATGACCTTTTCTTGTCTATGTATTTCCATTTAATCAACTGCCTCTCCTGAACAGAAAGTCTATCAAATGGCGGATTAATATCAACACCCAGCACCCACAATTCATCAACATCAATAGAAAATAAAATATCATTTGTTGCGTACTGCTTAGTATCTACATAGGATCCATTTTTCATAATTTCTTGCTCAGAAGAATCTCCCGGTATATCATCTTGGGTAATAAGGGGAAAAGATTTTCTTCCCAATTGATCTATTAAAAATGTATCTACATTTTTTTTCAATAAATACAAAAAATAACTATACAAAAAAGCGCTAAATGGTATGGGGCCTTTTTCGGAATCCCTTCTTTCATATCTTTTTATGCACTGAAAAAATGTTAGCCTTACAGTTTGCTGCACATCCTCTTCGGTGCAATATCTTTTTACCATGTAAAGTATGCCGCCGGATACACTCATTAACGTGTTTGTATCCAGCTTGGTTTAATTTATTTTTCATCAACGCAAACCTTACGTAAGTGTCTTTGACAAACAGCGACATGAATCTTCTAATATCATAATCTGAATAACTATATTTGCCAACAAACAACATCGTAACATATTTGGTCAAAAAATTACTAAATACTTTCAAAAGTTCTTCCTGAGCTTTCGTGTTACCCTTTTTAGCTTTTGCTATCAGGGCTTGCATTTCATGCTCTTCAAGAGTGTAGTATTGTTCCTTATAAGCGGCCATTTATTTTCCTTCCCATATAAATATTCTGTCCGCAAAAAAAGATCTGATATCCTCATAAAATAAAACTTTTTTTATTTGCATATCTTTTGCAAACTCTAACGCATCCGAAGAGTATTTGCTTATAACAAAAATCAATTTATCAAACTCTTGCGGATAATATTTTTTAAATCTTTTTATTTTTAATTTACTTTTATCATCCAAATAACCTTTTATCTCCATCCATTCTTTGGTGGATGTTAAAAAGAAATCTGGAGTATATGATTTAGTTCCTCTTTTGATTGGAAAAGAAAAAACTTTCGGTTCAAATTCAAACTTTATCTTATACAAGTTCATTATTCTAGCGGTATTTGCTTCCCAATTTGACCTCATATTAAGATTAAGATCTTTTCTAAAGCCTGATTTTGTATGCCTATAGACATTACCCCTTCCTCCTTTTGGCGGTATAATGTCTTCATGGTTTTGAATCAAATTTTTATCAACGACCTTTGGATGACCCTTAAGTCTAGATCTTTCTAGGAAAAAATTTTCCGGAGTTGTTTTTTCTACCATACTACTGATATCCTCTATGTGTCAACATAAGTATATTATACTTTATATTCAATAACAATTCAAACAACAAACCATTAAGGAGAATAACATGTCAGTTACAAACACTATCATCAAGAGCGTGAAGGACACGATCAACTCTATGGCAGCTGAGGGTCTTACCGACCTTGGTCTGACCGTAGATGAGGCCGTAAAGCTTGTTGAGGCACATGATTTTGACATCATCGCTTCAAGTGAGCAGAATCCAGTAGCTCAATTTTAATTAAATAATACATATTAAATATTATCTAGGTAAAACTAGGTGCCCAGGGGACAACCCCCTGGGTTTTATTTTTATATTAAACCTTAGACATCCTTCGTAATCTTGCGGTACCAGTAGCACAGGCGCCACTCTTGGCGTGATCGCAGAACGAGCATATTCTTTCATTTTTAGTTGGAGTAAAGTTAAAATCATTCATTATTTTTTTAATTTTATCAATAATCATTACCTTAACATTTTCTATATCTTCTTTAGAATATTCATGCGACTTGATTCTTCCACTTCTCAAATAGTGAAGAGACGCTTTTATTTTCTTTTCGGGAAAAGCTATCGAGGCAGCTAGTGCGTAAATGCCAAGCTGAAGATTTGTTGGTATATCTTTTTGTGCCACTTCTCTTTTGCCTGTTTTATAGTCTATGATCTCAACCCAATCATCATAAACATCAACTCTATCTATATAGCCTATTATAGAGTAGTTCCCAATAACAAATCTGAATTCCATTTCTTTGTCATATACATCAAAAGTTCTTCCACCATATGTGTCATATAAATCAACTATAATTTGATCTCCTGCAGAGATTAAACTCTGATCTATTTGATTGTTTGGATCAAAAGATTTTTTGTGTTCTTCAAACTTTTGTTTCAATCCGGTCTAACTCAAGGGGGATTTCTTTAGATACATTGTCCTCCAAGACGGAATGAATTATGTTTCCGCAAAACCGCTGGAGCACTAAATTGCCTGGGCTCTTTCTTGATGTAAGAATAGAAGTACTTCGATGGACACATCTCGTATGTATCTATTCTAGAATAACTGAACTCACTAATCGTAAGTTTTTCAAAGTCATCTATTTGATCTAGTGACCTGATTTGTATGTCAGTCATCTAAATCATTATCTTCTGAAATAAGATTACCCTCTTCATCATACTCATTACCGTCTTCATCAACAATATGGCCGGTATGTATGTTCTTATACTTGCTTTCGCCAAATGGAATCCAGCCGCTATCTCCAATTTCCATAAAATCACCTTCACTATATGGCCAAGACATTAGAACTCCTTTATAGATACAACTATATCTTCGATAGATTCTATATTTAAATAGTAATTAATTGCACCATATAAATCAAGTAACTCTTGCTTATTTGCATAGAACCCAGCTACTCCACATTGAACAAAAAAAGATTCGGTATCATCACCGCAATCGTACTCTATAAGAGTTGCATTGCCCAACAGGACTCTTCCTACCTCATTTTTCATATTACTCCTCGTATATACTTATTGGATTAAAGTCTGGATCATCCATTTTTTCGCGCATATCTTTAATGTAGGAATCCCAATCTTTTTCATCCTGACTCTTTTTTTCATACTTTACTTTTGCTTTAAATGGATTAGACTTAAATCTAACATGAACAAGTTTGCCCTGCTGAGTTTTCCATCTAAGTACTCCATTTTTACAATCACAATAATCATCCGGATCAGCGTCTATATTCCCATTGGGATCATATCTGCCGCTGCACGGCGTACACTTGGAGTATCTACCCTTATCTTGACATCTGTTACAGGACGGACAAAAATTCCAACAAGATTTTGTTGATGGGTTTTGATAAAAATTTCCAGTAGTCATTAATTATCTCCGGATAATACCTTTTCGAGTTGTTCCCTAGCAATAACTGAAGTCTTCTTTTTAAATTTAAAGGTTATTTCCTTGCCATTCTCTCTATAGGAAAGAAAAACCAAAGAACCACCATTATTGGCATCTATTATATCATATAGTTGATCGATAGTATTAGCGTGTATATTCTTGTCGATCTTTAGATATATTGGTGTGCCCCCGGAAAAGTTACTAATGTCAAGCTTTTCACAAGAATTTAATAGAACTTTTGTTATTGAATTTTCATCATCACCGTCTTTAGAGATAGACCCAACGACGCTCACAACATCGCCATTCTGAAAAAATCCATCATCAAATTTCTTTGCCTCTCTTGGAAAGACTACAATTTCGATATCAGAAGATATATCTTCAAGTACAAATTTATACATCTTTGCACCTTTTTTGGTAATCATCTTCTTGGAAGAAGATATGATACCACCTATTGAAACTCTAGATCCTGCTGGCATTTCGGACAATGATATTATTTCATTGCTAATATTTTTAGAAAGCAAATCCCAAACACCATCTACCGGATTCTTTGAAACATATATACCCAAAGAATTTTTTTCTTTTTCCAATATACCTAACTCCGTTTGTCTTCCAAAATCTTGATCTAGAGCTTCATATAAAAGTTCATCCAACGCACCGGCACAAGAAAGATGTTCCAGTGTTGACTTTTTTAACACAGAAGAAGACACCCTTCTCATGAAATCATGCACAGATTTATAGGGACTGCTATCATTTCTGCAATCAATAATTGATTGTGAAACAGCAGAACCTATCCCGCTTATGGCAGCAAATCCAAATATAATTGTTTTATCATCTATGACTGCAAAATCCTCTAATGATTTGTTGATGGACGGCGGAAGCACCTTGATGCCTAGCTTTCTACAATCTGAAAGATATAAGGCCAATTTTTCTTTATTGCCAACCACCGAGCTTAAAAGGGCAGCCATATACTCTGCGGTAAAATTGAACTTAAGATATGCGGTTATATAAGATATCATGGCGTAGCTAGCTGCATGAGCCCTATTGAAACCATAGCCACCAAAATACTCTATGTCTGAATATATTTTTTCTGCTTTATTTTTAGACAGGTTTGAGTTCTTTACACAGCCATCAACAAATTTTGATCTAAATAGGGCAATCTTGTCCATAAGTTTTTTGCCTATAACTTTTCTTAAATCATCTGCCTCTGCGGACGAAAAACCTGCCAACTCTCTTGCGACCGCCAAAACATCTTCTTGATATAACATAATGCCAAGCGAATTTTTAAGAGCGTTTTCCATCTTTGGGTGATCATACTCTATGTCGGACTGAGAATGTTTTCTTGAAATATAAAGTTTGTCCATTCCAGAACCCATAGGGCCAGGTCTGTGCAGCGATATCAGCGCCATTATGTCTTCAATACTCTTGGGCTGAAGCTGAATCATCATCTCTCTCATGCTATTTGATTCAAGCTGAAATACTCCCATGGATCCACCCTTGCAAAGTTGATTGAAAGTTTGATAATCATCAAGAGGCACTGCGTCTATATCGATATCAATTCCTCTTGTATTTTTAATAGATTTTACACACGCATCAATAACCCCAAGGTTTCTAAGGCCAAGAAAATCTATCTTAAGAAGACCACACTGCTCCACCCTACCCATATCCCACTGTGTAATAATGGGATTGTCAACGCCCTTTTGCATAATAGGCAGATAGTCTGTAAGTGGACCTTTTGATATTACAACGCCTGCTGCGTGCATTCCAGTTTGCCTAACAAGTCCCTCAAGCCCAAACGCTGCATCGACTATCTGCTTTGCGTCGGCATCAGAGTTATATAAACTCTTAAAATCGGCGACCTCCATGCATTCCGATAGTGATTTTGAAATTCCTAAGACTGGTGCAGGAACCAGCTTGGCGAC